GTTGGAATAGATAATGAAAACTTGATTCAACAATATCAAAGAAAAACAGAAGGAACAATTGCTGGAATGCCAGTTGATTCTGATACTCTAGGACCAATAAGTTATAATATAATTAAAAACGAATATTATTTATGTGTTTTGTTATGTAATTATGTTTTTCATTCTTTTTGTTTTATTTTTACCACCTATCGGTTTTTTTACTTGTTTTCCGCTTCTAAGTTTCATATATTTTGATAAATCCTTTTCTGTGTTATCTTTTACTTTTCTTGAATGAGATAATGCTAATTCTAATCTCTTCGGTTTTCTATTTATGTATGGACTATTATAAAGTAATCCATATTTTAATGCACCGTTCAATCTCTTGAATTTTCTAGTTACTGAATTATCTCCTCCTCGTTTTGAACGTAACTTTCTAAATATTCTTTTTGTTTTTCTAGTTTTCATTAGTATATAGTGATATTTTTTCCTAGATTTTCGATATTTTTTTGTTATATAATAATATATTAATGTCATCTGAAAAAAAAATAGTATTAGATTTAAATCCATATTGTCCACCAGATAGTGAATTATATAAAGTAGATAGTCTAGGTCTTGAAAGAAAATATCAAAAATTATGTCGCATCGCAAAAATGGATGCTTGGCATGATCATCATAATATTCCACAATTAGACAAAACAGAAATCGATAAATTTGTTGTAGAACATATTCCTGATGGGTTAAATTGCTATAAATTAAATGATGTCGCAGGAAGTGGTTCTTTAGATACTGATAGTTTATTGAAAAATGAAGACGGGCAACCAAGTAGCGAAGATATATTTTTATTTCGAATGTTATTAAACGTACATACATGGGATAATAATAAAGATTTACAACCAAAACTTATAAAGATGTGTAGACCTAATTGTGATGGATATATTAAGGATTATGGGGTAATTGGTGATGATAACAAACAAGTATTCAACGCAAATATTGTAACAAATCGTTATGTTGTCGGTCATATTCCATTGGGTAGTGATTCGGAAAAAGAAAAGAATGTTTGTGATCCTCCAATTGTGTACGATAAAAACAATTCACAAATACAAAGGTTTTTTGAAGATCACGGCATCAACGAAGATATTTTTATTATACGAGATGTTGCGTATGGAAATTGGGCAGATGATATAAAAAAGTGGAAACAAACGGAAGGGAAAAAAGAAACAAAAATTGTTACACTTCAAAGTGCGGCCGGCATTTTTGATCCTGGTCCTTCGACGCATTATTATTCAAGTGCTGGTGTCAGACAGGGGTTTTCCGATAAAACGTCTCGCTCTTATTATGGATTATTTGATGCTTATAATGATGTTGGGTTTAATAATGACGAAACCGCAATTTTGTATCCTAAGATTGTTAAAGATAATGACGATGACGATGACGATGACGATGACGATGACGATGACGATGACAATGACGATGACAATGACGATGACGATGACGCTGACGATGACGAACACAAAGACAGCACTATTCTTCGTAATCAATTACTATTTACCCGATTTGATTGTACATTATATGCTAAAACATTAAAATTACCCTCTAGGGAAAATAACTTATATACAAAAGGTGAAACCGAGGATTTTATTGAATCCGCAAACGTAAATTTTATGGTAAATGATAATAATAAAATATATATCAGCACCAAAAAAAACTCGAATAAGGCGCAAAAAATAACTGAACTACCTAAACAAGATATAATTATTAATTTAAGTGCTTCGAAAGACCGCGGTACATTTGATTCTCGTGTATTTCTAAGTTATTCTTATAGTGAATTGATTAAAGAAAGTGGTAAATTAAAAATTATGACAAAAAAATTTGGTGATCATGGTCAAGCAGTTACAGCGTGCCGATCTAATTTATCTTATAAATTATTTACTCCAACAGATACGCCGCAAGGTGTACAAATTACTTCTGAACAAAGTAACGGTATTCATGCGTTTTTATCATATGATCGTGTAGCTGTTGCGTCAGCAATATATTATGGAGCACCAATAGTGATTTTTGTAAATCAATCTGGGGCCCTCATATTTTTAAGTAAACAATTGAGAGATGCTGTTAATACACCCTCAGAAAAATTGAAATCTATACAATTATCTATTCAACGGAAAAAAGACGCATACACTTATTTGTCAGTCGGAATTGGAAAATTAGAAAAGGAAAAATCTTTAAATGACACAATCAAAGAAAAAATTGATAAAATAAAATCTTATTTGGGCATTATTCAGGATTATATTCAAAAAATTTATAGTTATTTATTTCATGACAGTGCGTATGAACTCGCAAATGTTGCCAAAAGTGATATTGTGTATCAATCACTATTGATGATATTATTTGTTACTCGTTCGTTTATCAATATGTATGTTACTAATATTGGTGAAAATTTATTTTCATTTATTACCACATTAATAGCAGCAGATACTAGTTATAGTGTTTGGGAAACTGCATATAAACCACTCGAGTTTGATGCTTCTAAAATTGATGATATTATACAAAGTGAAACGGAAAACTTGAATAAAGTTAGTAATATTGTCAATACTTTACAAAATAACATAACTAATTATGGTATTATTGAAAATGTTGAAATCGGTCTTGAAAACATTTCAACCATCATTTCTGATAATGATAGTGAGGATTTATACAAAAATATATATAATGTGATGTCCAAGTTGAAATTAAAGAGTTCTACGAAGGACCGATTAAACTCATGTAATCCATATAGTGGAACTCAAAATGAAAGATTGTGGCGTAGTAAACTTACAAAGATGTCGTCACAAACAATGATAGGCGTTGTTCTATGCTTACCCGATTTTGTAACTATTTCTGAAAATATAAGCGATTATGTTTTTAAAGATTTTAAATTAAATGAAACTATTACCAAAAATATAACATTCACTTCAATTTTTTCCATTATTTTAAAGAAATTATATGATAAATGTAATCCACGATTAAGCTCTTATTTATATGTATCGCTAGGTTTAAATAGTAATAATACCTTTGATAATGATAGTCGTTCATCTTATAATGTTCAATTATTAACTCATGACAATTTCCTAACTACTGTAGATTATACTACTTTTGATACAATAGAATCACACACTATTGATTATACGATTCCAGCAATTCATACGATAGAAAAAGACACAGACGAAGACAAAGAAGAATATAAAGAAGAATTAACGGTAGAAAAACTCAAACAAAAAGAAGGCAAAGGTTTTATTTCTAAAGGAAATTTACGTTCTCACGCAAAAGAATTACGTATTGGAAAGAAGTACGGTGGTATAAAAAATCGAAAAAGACGTATTAAACGAACAAGGCGTAGAAAAACGATGAAAAAGCGTAAAACAAAGAAAAAACGAAAGGTAGTTGGTGGTTCGGATATACTAACTGAAACACAAACCCAAACATATGAAGAAAAAATAAAAAACCTCCCGGAAAATAAATTGGTAGAACAAGCAAAGATTATTAGTAGTGAATTAAATAAATACCAAGGAAATATTTCAGATATAAATAAAATAAAGTTACAAAAAGAATTAAGGATGATTAATGAGACACTTTTAACAAGAGGAACACAACCAAACGCTTCAAATACACCATTTACTGGTCCCGGAAACAAATTAGGAAGTGACCCTAAATACACTATTTCCGCTATTGTAAGAAATATAATTACAATTATGAAACAAAATAAGGTTGTACGTGAAGCAAATTCACGAGATAAATTATTCAAAATGGAATTAGATACATATGTTAGAAAAACACATATTTTAAAACAATGTGAAATAGCACTAACAATAATTGGTTATTCTATTTTGATGAAAGATTCATCGATAAATGTACCACAAGAGGGTGGCGAATTAAATGATACAATTCAATTTATTTTATCAAAAATCAAAGAATTAAAAATCAAAGAATCAGAGACAACAGAGTATGAGTCTGACGATTTTGATGATTTTGATGATACACATCCATTTACTGTGTTGGAAACAATAATTAATAATAAAAATTTACTGGAACAATTAAATGTTTTTTTCGTAGAGGAATATGATAAAGAAATATTAGAAGAAGTTACGGAAACTATAGATCAAACCGAAAATATAAAAGAAGTTATAGGAACTATAATATCAGCAATAAAACAAATTACAAGTCAATTAAACGCTTCTTATAAAATACAAGAGGACCTTTTGGGTATTACAGAAGATGATGATGAATTATTAAAATTGAAATCCATTGTCGAAAAACCTAATGTGACCTTAAAAGAAATTTATGAATATATTAATTCACTAGAAGAAGAAAGTGATAAATCAATGGACACAGAAGAAAAAACTGATAAATCAATGGACACAGAAGAAAAAACTGATAAATCAATGAACGCAGAAGAAGAAACTGATAAATCAATGGACACAGAAGAAGAAACTGATGACTCAATGGACGCAGAAGAAGAAACTGATGGTAAATCTAATAAACGAGAACGTGACGACGATCCCAAATATACTAGCACATCTAATAAAATGGGGAAAAATAAAGATAATTAAGTATAATGTAACAATTGAAAATTATGGTGTTTGTAATGAATGCTTTAGAAAAGGGTTGGAAAGTACAAAAAGACGATGATAATTATACTTTTGTAAAAAAACATGAAAATAAAAAAGAAGTATTTAAAGAGGAATATTTAGAACAATTTTTAGTGTCTAACTTCGATATTGAGACCTTAAAATAATTTTTACAAAATATTATGGTTGTATATCAACTCATTATCGTTACATATTTTTGAATTATTATTTTGGTCATTGTATTTTAACACTGCTATGGTGTGGTTTTGAATTAACCAATTGTCCAAAAGTATTTAGCAAAACATTTTTTATCCATTTTTTATATTTTAAATGAATAATTAAGTTTTTAACGAAAAACAACTTAAATCTAGTAACAAAGTTATTATTTTGGTAAAACTGTAGGTTTATAATAATTAATTTAATTTGATTTAATTTAATTAAAATCCGAAATTATTTTCTATTAGAAGAGTATATAAGAAAAGATGGCTGGAGCACTCATGCAACTCGTCGCCTATGGCGCCCAAGACGTATTCCTTACTGGAACCCCCGAAATTACCTTCTGGAAGGTGTCTTACAGACGCCATACCAACTTTGCTATGGAATCTATTGAGCAGACTTTCTCTGGTCAAGCCGATTTCGGTCGCCGTGTCACCTGTACTATCAGCAGAAACGGTGATCTTTGCTACCGCACTTACCTTCAGGTCACTCTTCCTGAGATCAACCAGTCCATGAACTCCGAAGGTGGTGTTTATGCTCGCTGGTTAGATTTCCCCGGAGAGCAACTTATTGCCCAGGTTGAGGTAGAGATTGGTGGTCAGCGTATTGACCGTCAATATGGTGACTGGATGCACATCTGGAACCAACTTACCATGTCTGCCGAACAACAACGCGGATATTTCAAGATGATCGGTAATACCACCCAACTTACCTACATCACCGATCCTTCTTTTGCTGACATCAGTGGTCCCTGTGCTGCTGCTGGTGGACCTTCCCAGGTCTGTGCCCCTCGCAAGGCCCTTCCTGAGACCACTCTTTACATCCCCCTTCTTTTCTGGTTTTGCCGCAATCCCGGACTTGCTCTTCCTTTGATTGCCCTTCAATACCACGAGGTCAAGATCAACATTGATTTCCGTCCTATTGGTGAGTGTCTATGGGCCGTCAAGACCCTTGAAGGTACTTCCGGAACTCTTTCTTCTTCCACTGCTTACCAACAATCCCTTGTTGCTGCTTCCCTTTACATCGACTATGTCTTCCTTGACACTGACGAGCGTAGAAAGATGGCACAGAATCCTCACGAGTACCTCATCGAGCAACTTCAGTTCACCGGTGACGAATCTGTCGGTTCCTCTTCCAACAAGATCAAGTTGAATTTCAACCACCCTTGTAAGGAACTCATCTGGGTTGTCCAACCTGATGCCAATGTCGATTACTGTTCCTCCCTTGAGGGTGGTCAGACCCTTTACAAGACTCTTGGTGCCCAACCTTTCAACTATACCGATGCCGTCGATGCTCTTCCTAATGCCGTCCACGCTTTCGGTGGTCCTGCTGAGACTTCCGGTGCTAATGCTTTCATCACTTCCGGTGGTCTTTTCCAGGATCCCGGTGCTATGGGATCTGAGGGTGTGACTGGTGATCCTACTCAGTGGGGTGCTTCTCCTAATGTCTTCGGTGCTGCCTCTGGTGATGCCGGTCTTGGTGAGGTTATTGATGGTTCATTCGTCTCTGATGCCGGAACATTCGTTCTTTCTGAGACTGCCCTTGACATGCATTGTTGGGGTGAGAACCCTGTTGTCACTGCTAAGCTTCAACTTAACGGTCAGGATCGTTTCTCCGAGCGTGAGGGTTCTTACTTCGACGTTGTCCAACCTTTCCAACACCATACCCGCGCCCCTGATGCCGGTATTAACGTGTACTCCTTCGCCCTTCGCCCTGAAGAGCACCAACCTTCCGGAAGTTGTAACTTCTCCCGTATTGACAATGCCACCCTTCAGCTTGTTCTTTCCAGTGCCACTGTTGGTGGAACTGCCACTGCTAAGGTCCGTGTTTACGCCACAAGTTACAATGTGCTCCGTGTCATGAGTGGCATGGCGGGTGTTGCTTACTCCAATTAAGCGTGTTCTTAAATTGTATATTTTATTGAATATTGAATGTTAATTAATGTGTAGTTATATTACACATTATTTGAAAAAAGAATTATATTACGTTAATATAACACGCAATGAATGCGGAATTTATTGAATTAATTATAACCCGATTATATCCATTGATTCTTGGACAATGTACTGAACAAAATGTACTAGGAACTATGAATTCATTACTATATAATCCAATACCATTTGAAACGTGGAATATTGTTTATGATATATTGTTAAAAAAACGTAATTTTGTAGAACATGAAAATGGCAAACGGTTTTTGCGCTGGAAACCAACAAATATTGAAGAATATCATTATCGTATAAGTCAATGTACATATTATGCGTGGATCATTGATGAAAAACATATCTCTCATTATAGAGATAAAGAAATTGATGATTACTTTTCTGAATGATAATATTTTGAAATCATATTATGTAAAACTAATTCAATATGACCAAAATTAAAATATTATCAAGAATCAAACCAAATTTGACAAGAAATAATAGCGATAGTTGTGTAAAAACATATGAAAATCAAATTATGGTTCAAAAACCGCAAAAAAGTTATGCGGGAATTTATAATATGACACATAAATATGGATTTGATAAAGTATTTGATGACAAATGCATTAATATGGATATATAT